CCTGATATTTCACCTAAAGGTAAGCCTTGGAAATTTGTCTATGAAGATTGCTTCCCAGGTTACGGAAAGACAAGCGGAAAAGCTCTTAAAGGAGAACCGGGAATTTATACCCACAACTCTTTTAGATTTGATAAATTTGATGTACCGCCGGTACCAGAAATTATTGATATGTTAAAGAGTATTGAGAAAAGCTTAAACGCTAGAGAAAAAGCAACCCAGCCGGCAAAAAACTGCCCAAACGTAGTAAATGGATATAACAAACTTCTAAACACTCTAAGACAAGTATCAGCAACAGTCGGATACACCTGGGATAAAAAATCATGGGTAAATAATGATAAAAAGAAGACCTTTGGAACAACAGTTCAAACAAGTAGAAATGCTTGGGGTAAAATGAAAAACCGTTTTTCTAAACTTAATGAAGCAAAAGATGCTAATTCCATAAACTTAGCTAAGCAATATGAAAATGATATTAAAACCAAATGGAAAGGAAATGCTTACGCATGGGCAATCCATACGTATGTAACTCTTTATTACAAGTCACCAAACACTTTTGACGGTCCGTATGAAAACCGTCTAGAGGCGAGATTTAATAAAGTTACAAATCAGTCCCGTTTTGGTAAAAACCAATTTGAAGTTGATCTTTAAAACATATGCCGTATATACCTTTAAATAGAATTCAAACAGACTTATTTACAGCCGGAGGAGAGTATGTATACCTAGCATCTGGAGTTGAATATACCGGAGACTATTACAGTTTATATAACGGACAAACATTCTCCGGAGCAACCCCTAATGCTCCATTCTCAGAAGAAATTGTACCAGTATTTTCACTTACATCAACACAGGATGAAACTCCTTTTGAAGGACGGTCTGTTTATATACCTTTAGAAACAGAAGATCCTGATATACAAGTTCCCTACAGGGATACATTATATGATGCTAAAATGCTAGACCGGTATATTAGACTTCAAGGTCAACGCCCAGATCAGGTAGGAGATGCAGCAAGAATACTAGCTCAAGATATTAAACCTACAGAACAGGATTATCAAAAAGGTCAGTTTTTTAGATTTTTTGTCAAAAAGAGAAACGAACCGCTTTATATAGAGATTAATAGAAAAATTTTTAGCTCCGTAAAAAATCAAGACACTAAAGTATATAGTAAGTATTACTTACCCTTTAGGCTACTTTGGACTCTTACTGGCCCTAAAAATGATGTATTTGAAGCAAACAGAAACATAACTGCTAAAGCTGAACGTCTTCTAAAACTAACTTTCTTATCTGATTACTTAGAACAAGACTGGCTTAAATTCTATAAAGAAAGTTGATCTTTCCTAAGACCTTACCTATCTTAAGGTAAAGGTTATGTTTTGGCTAATTGAATCCCAGGAACAGTTTGAAGAGTTTAAGTACCATATCGGTAGAGAAGCTTTTATAGTTCCTATTTACAGACATCCGGAAGTTCATCCGGGTATTTATTCCCCGTTAAGTCTTTATGTAAGAAATCTAGATCAGAACCAGAATAGAGGTTACCTGCTTAATTTCTATCATCCGGAAGCTCTAACTCTAGAAACTGATCCGGTGAAAGAATTACTTTCCGGACTTGATAAGATTTATACCCCGGATAAAAAAGCATTTAACTATTTCTATTTCGGTCAGAACGTCTTTGATGTCGGAATAGGAAACCAGGTAGAAATAAAAAATAATCAGACTGCCCAGTATTATTCTCAGAAATACTACTTAGATGAAAACCTAAATTCTATCGTCCCTATAGTCAAGCATTTTGAACAGTGTGAATCTACATTTGAGAAATATAAAAGTATTATAGAAGGTTATCAATACAACCAATATAAACAGGATATCTCAGATGTATTCTGGTATATAGAAAGAAACGGCCTAAAAGTTAATAGTGCTTTTGAAAGGTATTTTGAATTAGAGAGACCCTTTCTAAACCGGTATAAGGATTGGGTATTTAGTCAGTATAATTTAAATACTCTAACCGGTCGACCTTCAAATGCCTTTAATACTATGAACTTTGCAGCCTTAAATAAAGATAACGGCTGTAGATCGGTATTCATTCCTAGAAATGATTTCTTACTTGAGATTGATTTAACGGCTTATCATCCGACTTTGATCTCCCAGCTGGTTGGTTATAACTCACCGACCGGAGATATCTATGAGGATTTTGCCGAGCAGTTTTCCATGGACCGTTCCGAGGCTAAGAATCTAGTCTTTAGACAGCTTTACGGAAACATTTACGATCAATATAAAGATTTTGAATTCTTCAGACTAACCCAGGCCTTTATTGCCGACATCTGGAAGGATTATATGGCCGATGGTAAAGTAGAAGGATTTCTTTCCGGACAGGTCTTTCATAGCAAAGATCTAGAGAATATGAATCCGCAGAAGTTATTCAATTACCTTATTCAGAATCTAGAAACAGCAAATAACGTTGCCTTATTAAAAGACATACTTTATATTATTAATAACAGGAAAACGAAATTAGTACTGTATACTTATGATGCCTTTTTGTTTGACTTCTCAAAGGAGGATAAAGAAACGTTGAAGAGCATTTTAGAGATATTTGAAGAAAAGAAATTAAAAGTAAAACTAACCTATGGACCAGACTATGATTCAGCCCAGCCTCTGTGATATTTATGATATGGACACCGTAAACATCGAGGACGTGAACAATAAACTTTTTTGTACTTTCGTGGAAGAGGGAGGCATTGATGATTTCATCTACGCAATCTCTCAAGAGTACACTATCTTATATAATAAAATATTTGTTTTAGAGATTAAGAATAGTGGGGAATATGTATGCACTTATAACGTAGATAAACCTTCAGTAAATGCAATACCTGAAGATACTATTTTGGTGCATAGAAAAAAAGAGACTAATACTCTCTATACTATCAACGCTCTTAATGAGTTAATCAAAGAATTAAACGGCGGGGTAGTTGATACTAAATTTAAAATTAACTGGCAGCATTATAGAAATACCATTCTATTAACCCAGCAAGGTGATCTCAAACACCTAAAAACAAAAATACATAAAATAGTTGAGTTATAAGTTGCTTATTTAAGCAGCTCTTACTATCTTTAGTTATAAATAAAAAGTTATATGGATTTAAACGCTATTAAAAAGAAGCTGGAAAATCTCCAGCAGCAGAACAACCGTCCTTCCGGCGGAACTCGTAAGATGGTCTTCTGGCGTCCGTCAGTAGGCAAGCAAGTAATCAGGATTGTACCTTCTAAATTTAACAAGTCCAATCCATTCTCAGAAATCTATTTCCATTACGGAATTGGTGATCGTCCGATTATCTCTCCAACTAACTGGGGTGAAAAAGATCCGATTGTAGAATTCGGCAAGCAGCTACGTTCTACCGGCGATAAGGATAATTACCGTCTTGCCCGTAAATTGGATCCTAAGATGAGGATATTTGTACCTGTAATCGTTAGAGGTGAAGAGGAAGAGGGAGTTAAGTTATGGGGCTTCGGTAAGGAGATCTATATGGAATTCCTTTCAATGGCTGAAGATGAGGATATCGGAGACTTTACTGATATTATGACCGGCCGTGATTTTACTTTGACTACAGTAGGTCCAGAAGTTACAGGAAATAACTTCAATAAGACTACCGTTAGAGCTAAGACTGCTCAGACTTCTTTATCAGAAGATAAGGCAGTACTTGAGAAGTTGTTAGATGACCAGCCTGAGCCTTTGAAGGCATTCGATCGTATGGAGTTTGATGATATGAAGGCTGTATTGCAGAAATGGTTGGCACCTGAAGAAGAAGAAGGAGCTATCTCATCCGAGCCTGCTACCAACTTTGACAGTGACGCTCCTAAGACTGAGGAAAAGACTCCTTGGGAAAAGCCTGCAGAGAAATTCTCTCTAGAGTCTCAAGGTAAGAAAACCGAAACTAAAGCAGACAAGTTCGATTCATTATTTTCTGACGACTTACCATTTTAAGTAGAATATGGCCAAGCAAAGAAAATCGCTAACGGAAGCCGTATCTGCCGAACTTAAGAAGGGATTTGATCTTGAGAAGTTTAAGCAGAATAAAATGCTTAAGACGAACGTCAAGTTTAAACCGCAGCAGTGGATCCCTTTATCTAACGCATTCCAGACTATAACTTCAATACCTGGAATCCCGATGGGCCATATAGTAATGCTGAGAGGTCATTCTGATACCGGAAAGACTACGGCATTGCTTGAGGCTGCGGTATCGGCCCAGAAAGCAGGTATACTCCCGGTCTTTATCACTACAGAGATGAAGTGGAACTGGGAGCATGCCATGCAGATGGGATTAAAAGTCGAACAGACTGTAGATGAAGAGACTGGTGAGGTAATGGACTACGGTGGATTCTTTATTTATGTAGATAGAGAGTCTTTAAATACAATCGAAGATGTGGCCGGGTTTATTCTTGATCTGATGGACGAGCAGAAAAAAGGCAACCTTCCTTACGATCTTTTATTCTTATGGGATTCAATCGGTTCAGTTCCTTGTGAAATGTCGGTTAAGTCTAACAAGAATAATAACGAATGGAATGCCGGTGCGATGTCTACTCAATTCGGTAACGGAGTCAATCAGAAGATTGTTATGTCACGAAAGGAATCCTCTCCTTATACCAACACCCTGGTAGTAGTTAATAAGGTCTGGACTCAGAAGCCTGAATCGCCGATGGGTCAACCCAAGTTAATGAACAAAGGAGGATTTGCTATGTGGTATGATGCAACCTTTGTAGTAACCTTTGGTAATATTATGAATGCCGGAACTTCCAAGATTAAAGCAATCAAGGATGGAAAGCAGGTAGAGTTTGCCAAGAGAACCAACCTTCAGATTGATAAGAATCATATCAACGGAATCACAACCAGAGGAAAGATCATTATGACCCCTCACGGCTTCCTTCAAGACAATGATAAAGACTTGAAGAAGTATAAGGATGATAATACCAAAGAATGGTCTAAAATCCTAGGAGGAGGTGACTTTGATGTTGTCGAGGAAGTATATGAGGATGTAACACCGAATCATTACGAACAAGAACCGGAATAAATCCACGTTTCTTTTTTATCAAGAGCCCTTGCTCATGCAGGGGCTTTTTTAT